CTTGTTGTCTTGCTGACTTGTAGGACAATCCTTTTTCTTGTACGCCAAAATATCCAAGAGATGAATAGGCATATTTAGGGTTTCTTGTATATGCTGAAGCAACTAGGAATGGGGCTTGGGTTAAGAAACTAGAAATTCCAGACGATACAGCTGCCTGTGTTTCTGTTAGATCTGCTTCTTTATAAAGCTTTCTTAATTTTTTTTCTAAAGCTTTATATTCTTTTTCGTTTTCTTTTAAAAGATCCTGTGCTGCTGCTTTTAATTCTGGTTTTGGTGTTAATCCTAAAGAAAGAGATTCAGAAAAGGGATTTACCAAACTGGTTGTAAGCTTTGGACCCCCCAAGAGATCATTAATAAATTCTTCCTGTATACCAAGATATGCTTGTTTTGCTTTTATGGGTATATCAGATAATGCCTGATCTCTGATGGCTATTGCATCTCGCATGAAATCTGATTTTACTTCTGGAGTTAGTTCTCCAGATCTTAGATCTACAGATGCTTTTCTATATTGTGTTCTATCTTGCCTTGGAGAAAATAAAGATCTTCCAAATTCATATGGCTTAGTTGGTTCTTCCTCTGGAAGTGTTTCGGGCTGGCTTAATTGCTCTAGCTCTTCTTCTTCTTTTTCAAAGATTGAAACGCCGAACTTATACTCTTTTGCCACACTAAGATCTCCTTCTTAGTAATAGATTTAATTGGTCAAGAAGTTCCTCATCTCTGATATCTCTTCCGTATTGACTTCTAAATTCTTCCTCAATGTTTTGTACTTGTGTTTCTACTACATCTCCCCCTATAAGACCGGAGAGATCTTCTATAAAATCTGACCTATTTGCGTTTGATTTAATTTCTAAATCTCCGAAGGTATATGAGTCTGGTCTGGTTCTAACACTTACTCTTCTGCTTAGAACTCCGGGACCGCTTCTAGCCTGCTGCTCGGCTTCTTCAAAGGTTGTTATTTGGGTACCAAGAAGATCGTAAATAGTTTCATATCCTCTTGGTATGGCTAAAACAGTTTTACCGTCTTGATCAGATTGCGTTGCTATTGGTAGATCCGGGAAACCAATTTTAAGAGTTCGCAACAATTCATCTACTTCCGCTGGGTCATCAAAGTTTGTGTCCGCTATATCTAGCCCACCGTATGCAGCAAGAGTTGCGGTATAGCGATCTAAGTCACCACTGTATATTTTACTTGCCTCTACCTGCATCTTGGCATCTTGCAATCTATCTGGTGGATAATAAGCCTTGATAGACCTTTGACTTAATCGCATAGCAATGTCAATCATTCGTGGGCTTTTTAAAGCTTCGGTTAATATGGTTTGTGTTACGCCAACAGTATCAACAAGGTCTCCAACAGAAACAGCCTTAGCATCATCCGCTTCGATTTCTGACGAAATAATGCTGGTTGTTGTATCTGGTAAAAATCCTACCCTTTTAACCTTATTACCCTCGCTGTTTAAAACGGTGTATTCTGCTTCTACTAGGGTATTTGCTCCATTCTCTATAGCCTGAAATCCGCCAGTTAATTTAACATCAATAATTTGCCCTTCTAGATCTGAGTCTTTAAATTCTTTACCAAGAAATTTATTAATACTTCCCTTGAATAGCTGGGTTAAATCTTTTGAGTTAGATTCATTAAGCTGTGAAAAATCTCTGCTGTCTAAAACAGGAGCAAGATTTTCTAGTGCTTGAAAAGTTTTAATATCTAGAACTTCTAATATATCAAATCCATTGTCTTGATCTCTTAAATTTGTTATTGCACCAATGGTGTTACCAGCCCATGTCTCAAATACTGGGGTATTTATTCTTTTAGATAATTCTGGATCATCTGCCCAAGCCTTCATATCTTCTAATATAGAATAACCAGTCAATAAACTTTTAAGCTCTTTGTTTTCTTTTGAAGCTTCTTTTGCTTGTTGTAAATTATAATTTGTTGTTGCCGTAAGAGCCTGATCCCTTTCAGTGCTTGCCTGCCTCATCTCTATTAATGCATCACTTTCTCTTTCATTTTGCTCTTTTTGAGACATTAGATAATTTCTATAATCTATGTCTGCTTGCTTCTCTTGTTTCTCAAGCTCAAATATTTCTTTACTTCTTCTTTCTTCCTCGTCAAGAAGCTTCATTTTGTGAGCATTAATTGCAAAATTAAAGCCGCTTTGTAATCCGTCTGCAAATGCCATTAGAACACCTTTTTAAGTAAATATAATCCAGCTATAACCGCCCAAGTCATTGGGTTTGCCAATAGTGCTGTAGCACCTCCGGCTGTTCCTGCTCCTGCGGCTGTACCACCTGCTGCTGCCTGTCCCGTTAAAGTTGCTCCCGCTGATCCTGCTGCTGCTGTTCCGCCGCCACCCAAACCAAGTGCTGCTGCTGTTGGATTTGCTGCTGCTGTTGCCGCTGCTGCTCCACCGGGAACTGCTGATGCTAATGGGGTTATTGCTGCTGCCGTTCCAGCTCCCTGCATTATTCCATAAGCCCCAGCTATACCTAAGCCAGTTCCAAGCAATTGAGCTTGCTGTGCTTTCTGTGCTTGTTTTAATTGTTCTTCGGCTATGTTTTTAGAAGCCTCTTGTTGTGCGGCTGAAGTAAGACCAGCCATGGCTGATCCCTTGATAGCTCTACCTGTTGATAATAAACTAGCCACCTATTCCTCCCTGTGTAGCAATTGCTCTTGTTCCTAACGCACCGCCAATGTTTCCTGACATTAGCTCCATGCGTCTCTCGTCTGCTCTTTGTGCTGCAAGATTTTTTGCTGCAACAGTTGCAGACACCTGTGATCTTTCTAAATCTCTATAGAAATTTTCAGATTCCCTAAGACCAAAGCCACCAAGCCTTCTTCTTTGCTGACCTGATATGTTTGCATATGCTCTGGCTACAGATTCTTGAGCTCTTTGGATTTCTTCCTGTCTTAAACCGGGATATTGATCTGTTACCTCAGATATTAATTGTTGTTGTACTGGAAAAAATCTTCTTAAATAATCTGCATACTCTGCTTCATATAGTTCAGCAAGAGTTTCTTGTGCCGCCTGATTTCCGGTTCTATTTGGATCTACAAAGTACTCACCTGATTGTGGCGAAGGAACATAGGCTCCAACAAAATCTTCTGTTCCTGCGTATGCTCGCATTTGTGGGTTTAATCCTAAAGATGCACCCTGATAGAAATTAGTCATTGGATCAGCCATTAACTACCGCCTCCACCAGAAGACTTACCACCAAAATAATAGCCCGCACCAAGACCAAGACCCGTTCCTGCAACTTCTCCAAGCATAGACGATTGTGCAAAATCTGTTTTTGCTTCTGCTGTAGCTCTTCTTCTTGCTATATCAGCAACATCTGCTAATCCAGACATGGTCTGTCCAGCCTGTCCCTCTCCTAGTGCAATGATATTTTGTAATCCTTGATAGTATCTATCTGTTTGTCCAGATAAGGCTTCAGCAGTTCCTAGACCCATGCCTCTTGCTTGAGTTTGGGTAAACTGTTCTGCTCTACCTCTGAATTGTCCAGATGCTGGATCAACGCCCTGTTGAAACTGCTGTTGCTCTAATTGCTGTCTTGCTTTTTGGAACTCTGGTTGTTGTATTGCATTAACAAACCCTTCAACATTTTTATAAGCAGATGGACTTCTCATTGCAAATACATCTGAAATGAATTGATTTTCTAGTGGTACAAAGTATTGTTGATAAAGATTAAATCTCTGGGCTGCTATTTTAGCCAAAGACTTCTGTGCCGGTGTATCCTTAATTGTTGTGCTTCCGCCGCCTCCTGACATTAGATCTCCTTTTCTACTATATAATATTTAAGGCTATATCCTCTTATGGATAGGGCTTTAACTAAACCTTCGTATGGGGTCCAAAATTCTACCTTTGAACATCCCTTGGCTTCGGCTATTGTTTCTACCTCTTCCATATATTTCTTTGCCGCATCAGCCCTCTCATCGAAAGCTAACCAGACTAATAAACTTTTTCCCGGTTTAAAGATCAAGGGCTTCTCTTGTAATATAATAAAGCTACTACATGGATTCTGGTTATGATCCACATATAGCTCCGCTACTCCAGTAATCAACGATGCATAGACATCCTCAATCCGCCACTCCGGTTGTGACTCATCCTTGATCTTTTCAATACCGGGAAGGATGTCGTCCCAATATAATCGTACATCGACTAGAGATAGCATTCTCCCTGTAAGATACCATTAAATTTGTGATTTATGTACCCTTATATTACTAATTAGACGGGGGTGTTGGGAAGGTTACATCCTCTATAGATGTAGCGTTTCCTAGGTTGCTTGGCAAATCTCTTAGCTCTTGTCTGTAAGTTGCCCACTCTGTTTTCTTTTCCTCGCTCAAGGGGCTGTCGGCTGCTTGAGTCCAATCGGATTTAGATAAGTCTGAGTTTCTTATAAATCTGACTTGAGCCTGTAATGGCATTTCATAATTAACAGTGCCCTCTACTATTTCTCCATCAACAACCCTAGCACCAACAATTCCACTAGGCTCTCCCACAATGAAATTTAATCCTTCCTCTGGTGCGTCTTCTAATCCTTCAGTAACAGCAGATTGTACAAATTTTATATTGCCATCACTGTCGTACCAACTTATTGTTCTCTTTGTCATTATCTATATGCCGCTATTGTTTGTAGTGTGCTTGGTCCAAAACCTCGTGTGGCACCAGACATTGCATCTAAATTATTATATGTTACTAAAAATCTAAATTGATAATAATTCCCAGCCGTTGTTGTGTAGTTTGCTGTAACTGTTTGGAATGCTTCTCCAGCTTCCCCCCTAGTTGTAAATGTTTGTGCAACCGAGTATGAGGCACTTGCAACCCCAGCCTCTGTAGAAGCTGATCTAACTTGTATTATTAAACTAATAACATTACTTGGGCTTGATGTATTGTTACCAGAGTTCATGGTGTTGCCAATAATTGCAAATTTTTGTGGTTCTCCAGAAGGTGGTGCTGGAACTACGCTTCCTGTTACTAGAACTTGGTTTGTGGCTGATTGACCTGTTGCAATAAAAGAGCCTGAAGAAACATCAAAAACTGTGGCTGCATTAGCAGATAGATTTCCTGTTTGAACACCACCACTGCTAATAATCAATTCACCAGATGCGTTAGTGTCTAGCGTTAATCCATCAATAGATATTCTGTCAGCAGTCAAGGAGCCAGTAATAACTGATTCAAATTGTGCAAAAGTTCCATAAAGCTTTGCAACGCTTAGATCAAAAATCTTAGCAGATTGGATAGTTGCGTTAGCAATTTTTGCGTTTGTTATTGCTGCATCTGCAATCTTGGCATTATCAACAGCCGCCGAACCTAGCTTGGCGTTTGTTATAGCTCCGTTTTGAATCCTTGCATCGTCTATATAAACAACCCCACTAGATACAATAAAAGGTGCTGTACCTGAGGTACCGTTCCATATTGCAAATTTATCTGAGACAAACTGGACAGCAGATCCAGCCCCAGCCCCAGAAGCGTTTGCCTCTAAAACCATTCCAGAGACAGATCCATTTGCTTCTACCTTTAATACATAGGCTGCGTTTGCATCGTTCTGTAAATTAGTTGTTGCAGTCTGCAAAGAAGTAATACTTGCACTGTTGGTTCCTGTGGTACTTTGCAAAGAAGTTATTGCGGAAGCATTTGAGCTAATGCTATTTCCTTGCGATGTTACTGTGGTTTGCAAGCTAGAAATAGCAGAGGCTTGTGATGATATGTCGTTATCGTTGGATGTTATCTGAGACTGTAAAGAAGTTACAGAGCTACTTAAAGAAGAGATATCCCCATCGTTTGCGGTAATTTGAGTTTGTAGTCCAGAGATAGCAGATGCTACTGTTGACGAAGAACTATATCCAGTTAGAGTAGCCTCGAGTGCTGTAATGTCTGAGTTTATTGTTGTGATGTCTCCATCATTCGCAGTGATTTGTGTTTGCAATCCTGAGATGGCGGATGCTACTGTTGATGATGAACTGTAACCAGTAAGCGTAGCTTCAAGTGCTGTAACATCTGAATTAATAGTTGTGATATCCCCATCATTTGCGGTAATTTGAGTTTGTAATCCTGAGATTGCAGAAGCTACTGTAGAGCTTGAACTATATCCAGTGAGCGTTGACTCTAATTCAGTAACATCAGAAGTAATGGTTGTAATATCTCCATCGTTTGCTGTTATTTGTGTTTGTAAACCAGAAATAGCAGAGGCAACGGTTGATGAGGAGCTATAGCCAGTAAGGGTTGATTCCAACTCTGTTACATCTGAAGTTATGCTTGTGATGTCTCCTTCATTAGTTGTTACTCTGGTTCCCAAACTTGATATGGCTGTAGCATTAGTGCTAATGTCGCTTTCTGCCGAACTAAGATCACTTTGTAAATTTGTGATTGCTGTTGCCTGAGAGGTATTAGTATTTGTTGCCGTAATGATATCTGCTTGAGCAGAAGCCATTGCGGAAGTTAAATCACTTCCTGTAAAACTAGAGGTTCCAACAAGGGTAACAAGACTAGAATCTCTTGATTTTACCCATGCAGTGTTTGCGGCATTACGCACATAAACCTGATTATTGTCGTCTGTATCAATCCAAATATCTGTTCCCTGTAAGCTAGTAGCATCATCTCTTTGTGTTGGAGCAGAAGTAGATTTTATGACTCTTGTTGTTGCGGTTGACAATCCACTTACAGTAGTTTGTAAAGAAGATACGCTTGATTCCAAGGTTGAGATATCTGAGGCTATGTCGCTAAATTCGTCTGCTATAAGCGTTTGGTAGCCGGGAAGATTTGAAAGATCTTCTGACAGCTGTTGCATCATTGCACCAATATCTTCTACGGTGCTTGCCTGTGTGCCAGTGGTTGAGTTAAATGGACCAACAGTATCTTGTGTATTTACAAAGCGAATCCAGTAATATCTAGTTTGTCCATTTCCCACCTGATGAGTAAACACCGCTGCGGTAGTTTGACCAATGAAAACTCTGTCAGCAAATGCGTCTGTTGTAGCTGCCCAAACTTCAGCATGTGAAAAACCAAAAAATGTTGGCACATCCCATTCAATAATAATGTTCTGAAATGCACCATCTGCACTTACGCCTGTGGGTGCTGGCGGGATACCAAGGACCTCTTCATCACCGAAGGTAACATCCTTAGAGTTAATACCAACAATCTGTCCGTTAGAGCCAATCCTAATATCACGCTTGGCAATACCGGCATCAATTAGATCTCTAAAGGTTACAGCTCCGTCAAGCGGATCTCCTAACTCTCCTTTTAATTGTGCAATAGATTCATTAACCTTGGTGGCAAATCTCTTGCCCTCGTGGTCAAAGTTTCTTGGTACTACAAAGGTTCCCTTGGTTTTAGCCATCAGGTAATCTCCTGTGGACTTTCATATACACAAACCTCATTTACTGGGTCTGTTCCTTCTAGGATTATATGAAAAGCTTTTGCTTGATAACCTCCGGGTAGTCTAAAGATATTGTTACTAGTAACAGTCTGTGTGTGTTTTAGAGAGCCATCAGCGTATAGTTTAAAGGTAAGGCTGTTATAAGATTCAGCACTTACTTTCGCTACACCCGGTGATATTGGTCGGTTTGTGTAAAACTCTTTTGATTTCCATGTGTAGGTTCTCTTGCTTGCAGATCTTGCAAACTTCTTAAGAGTACCACCAATAACTAAATAAAGTTCATCGTTCTCTCTGTCATTAAATCCGGCGTGTGCATAGAAATCTAAATTAACAAATGCATTCTTTCCGCCCCTTGGATCAAAGATAAATCCTTTCTTGGTGCTTCCACTGGATCCGTCCCAAGTAAAACCAATATACTTTCCTTCGTACTCATAGCCCTCTATGTTTGAAGGATAGTAGTCCTGCCACTGATCTCTAGTGAATATCTGTTCGGTAACAAGATTAATTCCTGAGTTTGATGCTAGGACCAGTCCATCGGGGGAAGAATAAATAGCGTACTCTCCCATGTCTACCAAAGATCTTTTATTAGCATTAGGTAAGTTAGCGTCAATCTCTACCATAGCCATAGCACTAGGATCTGTACCAGAAACTAATAATGGTTTACCAACGGTGGTTACTAATAAACCTGAGGCAATAGAGGCTATACCTACTATGTCATCCTTGGTTGTAATTTGATTGGCTAGTGGATATGAATGAGGTAAGAAGGCTTCACTAAATAATAATGTGTTACCACTAAAGCCTGCTGTTATTCCATTAGGCATTGCTGTTATACCTAGCATTGGACCATCTGGGTGATCTGCTGAAGTATCGTCTGGCGGTGCAAGGTTGTCGGTTGATTCTATTTCTTCCCCGAGTGAGGCGTCTAAAACTGTATCTGTTGTAGTTCCTGCTGATGTACCAGAAACATCTTTAACAAATCTAAATATACCGTTTATGTCTGTTCTATATATTCTTCTTTTAGCAATGCTGTAAGTTCCGCTGGTCGCAGCCGGGAGAGAAAGAGTTACGGTAGAACCATCTGCCGCATCTACAATATCACCAACGGTTACAACACTTGGCGGTCCTTCCTCACCAAAGGAAGTAATCTCTGTATAAACATAGGCTCTTGAATTTGTTGTTGCACCATCTGCCGCTGTTGTATTATCCACAGAAGCACCGGTAGTAAATGCCGGTGGTGTTGGTAATCCCAATCTATAAGATGTTACCGGGTAAGGTCCAGAACCAGAGATACCGTTAGAGGCATCAACCATCCTTGGAAAACCAGATGAACCGCTTACGCCTGTAAAATAAAACCTACTAAATGCGTCTTCCTTAATGGGGCTTTGAATAACATCCACCTCATCGGTAAATGTAAACCATTCGTTATCTGTGGCTTTATATATTGTTTTTGTTGTTGAATCTATATGAGATGCTGGATGTGTTGGACCCGTCTCTGAATCATCGTTGGTGTCCTGTGGTAATGCTTCCAGCCTTCCTCTGTCTAGAAATACATTCTCAGCTTCCTGAGCTACATCCTCTGGCAATAGCCTTGGACTTAATTTTTCATTAAGCCCGGTAAATGTTTGTAATTTAAAGCCTGCCATTAATCCTTTCTCTGGTCCTTTTGTCCATCAGATCTTGATATTCTATTTACATCTGGTGGTATCTTTAGTGCTGTTCTTACTAAAGTATCAATCCTTATCATATCATTATCCATCTGTCTAATTCTATCTATTAGAGCAACAATCATACCGTGTTGGGTGTCGAGTTTTTTGTGAATGTCTGCTATAAGGTTTTTAAATAATGTCCAAACCAAGTATCCCATGCCTACAGCTACTGCTGCTGGGATTCCTATGGTCTCTACAACATTTAGTACCTCGTTCACTCTTCATCTTTATCTGGGGTGTTTGACGCTCCAAAATAAAAAGATATCACAGCTGAGGCTAATCCGCCTAAGTATCCGAGAACTAGTGCAACGGTTGTTTCACTATTGCTGTCTGGCGGTTGAAGGGTAACTAAAAAGATATAACCAAAGAATCCTAAAAGAGTTACTGTGCCCAATATTCTTGGTGTCCAGTCTCTGTTGAATTTCTTTCTAGCGTCCTGTACATCTTTTGTTTCAAGCTTATAAAGGTCTACCTCAAGCTCTTTCATTTGCAGTTCAAATTCTTTTTCTGCCTTCTTAAGCTCAACCATCTGTTCTGCTGTAATGCTACTCATAGCATCTTCGATTGATTTTGTGTTGTTGGGAACACCAAGTATTTTACTTAGTATTTCTCCAGCTTGTCCGCCGATTGGTCCGCCGATAGCCGCACCCAGAGTCGGGGCTAAGGTTCCTAGTATTGCTTTTAGTTTTTTCATAATTTAATTGGTTTATAAACAAAATAAGTAGCAAATAATCCTGATGCTAATGCAGTTAATGTTGCTTCACCTAATACACCGCCAAAGTGTGATGGATGCACTAACAGATCACCAACAAAACAAGCAGATGCAATGGTTACACCATGAAACCACTTCTTGTCTTTGTAGTTCTTTAGGAAAGTGTATCCTAATAATACTGCACCAAGACCAGCAATGATTCCTGTTTTATTTGCTTTTATCCAATGCTCAAAGGTTAAGGCAAATAGATCGCCTTGTACCATCATTGGGAAACAAACATAACATGCTTGTTGCCATTTAATAAAAAAGTCTTTTGCTATTTGTTTAATCAATTAATTTAAGCCTGTGTTTGTTCGTCTGCAACTGTTACTGTATTATCTTGTAGCTCTTGATAAGCAGCTTTTAATTCATCTGTCCATGCTGCATTGCAAATAGCCTGAGTTTCAGCAGATAAACCGCTTATATCATCTAAGCAGGAAAATGTAGTTCTATGGAAAGATCTGTTTATTTCAACTTCATCTTCTTTAATGATAGTTGCTGTTCTTACTTGAACATCTTTCCATTCACCTATTATTTCTATTTTATCTTCGATTATTTCTTTAGTTATTGCCATTTTATTTTTCTCCTTATTTAGAATCCACTAAATAAATTATGTTGTTTCATATATCAAAAACCCTCTAAACAAACTACCTGTAGAAGTAGTCTGATTCCAAGCACAAAATATTTCAGTATTGTTTCCGCTACTATTGTTCAATATATATCCTGATCTATAAGCATCAAGGTTATACATACTACAATTACCTAATTGCCCTATCGGTGAATTAGCGTATGTTACATATGGAAGTCCGCTTATAACCCTATAGTTTAGTCCAGTATCTACACCGCCTGTAGTTTCAAATGAGAAATGAGCATAAACCATTCTGCCAATTTTTGTGTAACGCCCTTGTAAATTACTAGCACCGCCTGTAGTTCCACCTTCATTTACTGGTGTCCAAGTGCCTTCCTCATAATCGTCTAAGGCATTTGCTGCTGCGGTGTCTCCATTAAAGGTTAAGCCGTTAGTTGTAAATCTTGCAATTTCTGTACCAGTTCTTGCTGTGCCTGAAGTTGTATAAAACTTAATATTATTAGCTGCATTTTGTTCTAAATAACCTCCACCTACAATTATACTTCTTTCAGTGGTTGCAACACTTCCAATAATAGTAAAGCCTTCGGTTTCAGTGTTGTTTGTATATTCTCTTGATGTAATTGAGGTAAATTTGGTAGCGTTGTTTTGCGTACTGCCCAACCTAATATTTCCACCATTACTATTATTTCCGTTGGTATCTAAACTTAGAGTTCCTGCTTTTGCAAAAGTATATCTAGTAGTTCCATTGTCTGTGAAAACTAAGCCATTGTTAGCAGCTTCCATTTCAAAGTTCATGTAGTTGGTGCTTCCGTTATAGAACATTCTATAGTCATCGGATGAACCCCATCTAATGCCATCAGAATCAGCTAGGTCAATATAAACCCTAACAGTTAAAGTGTTATCTACTTGAAAGTTTGTGAAATGCCCAAAGTTCCATGTATTTGTGCTATTACCAACTTGACCTGTATTATCAGTAGCAGGATAGATACTTGCACCTGACATAGTTAGGTTGCCAGTCATCGTGCCACCTGCTTTAGGTAAAGCAGCGTTTGCAGTTGTGGTTGTAGAAGTTAAGACTGCATCTCTAGCTGCTATATCTACACCATCGACTGTTCCTGTAAGGGTTATATTTCCTGAAACATCAATTCCTGTACTTGTTGTATTAAATCTAGTTGCATTAGCATGTCTAAGTTCAACACCTGCGGCTTCAGTCATATATACATGCCAATTACCATTTTCATCGTCATATATACCTGCTACTGCACCATCGGTCATAAACGACCATCTGCCTTCATTAGAGGTATTTCTAATTTGTAATCCTGCCCAACCAGCTGTTGAAGAAGATATTTCAAGCAAGTCTGCTCTATCACTAGATTCTTTTAACTGAACTTGTGAGCCAAGATTTAATTGTGTTCCTGAAAGAGTTGTGAAAGTATCAGCAGCATCGCTTCTCAAGAAAGAAGCTGAAGAGATGCCATCAAGCAAGTCAGCATCTAAGCCACTACCTGCACCATCAACTGTTTTAATCTTGGCAAGCACATCGGCTGCTGTATATGAAGAAGATGCTAATTTAGCATCAAGTGCTGTTTGCAATCCGTCAATATTTGAAATGATATGATTATGAGAATCATCTACAACTGCTGCGGTTAAAGTAACATTAGCAGAGCCATCTATGCTTACATTGCCTGTTAAGTCTCCCCCTAAAGTAATTGTTCTTGCTGTCGTCCATTTATCTGCATTTGGATGATATCCATCGTGGAATACTCTGTCACCTCCTGACATATCCGTATTTGTGGCAAGATACATGTCAGTGTTTGTTGAACCAAGTATTCCACTATGTTGAACAAAAAATCTTGGTGAACCGCCGCCAGAGCGTACCATAAGTAAAGTTCCACCAGAGTCTGGATTAACATTATCTGATGGTCTTATTGTTACACCACTAAAAGCTGTTCCAGTATCATAATTATCTGCACCAATTCTAAATTCATCTGCTACACCACTTGTTCCACCATTAGTATCAACTGTAATTAATGCATGATTTGTTGTAGCAAAATTTAATGTTCCAGTTGCGGTATCAGTAGTGTCTGCTCTCAAGAAAGAAGCAGAAGAAAGACCATCTAATAAATCAGCATCCAAACCACTACCTGCACCATCAACTGTTTTAATCTTTGTAAGTACATCAGCTGCTGTATAAGAAGAAGATGCTAGTTTTGCATCTAAAGCAGCTTGCAATCCATCTACATTTGAAATGATATGATTGTGTGAATCATCGGCAACTACTATAGCGTTATAAGTTCCTGAAACATCTCCACCAAAAGATGTAGATGTGGTTAAGGCACTTGAAGCAGGTTGATAGTAAGCTGAAGATTGACCATCCAATAAATCAGCATCCAGTCCTGATCCTGCACCATCAACTGTCTTAATAGCTGTTAATATCTCAGCAGCAGTTTGATCCGCAGTAGCACCTGATTCAATGCCATCTAATTTAGAACCATCGGAAGCAATGTCTCTTCCGTCTACTGTT